CCCCGCAAGTTCAGGTAAAAAAGGCGGTACACTTCGCCGGGGTTGGACAGCGCAGCGATCAAAGGGCTTTGATGTAAAGCAAGAGGGGGATTTATACACAATAGAACTTGTAAACCCCGTTTATTATGCTTCCTATGTGGAGTACGGACACCGGACAGCCGATCATAAAGGGTGGGTTCCCGGCAAATTCATAATGACAAAGGCAGAAGCAGAAATACAAGCCCTTGCGCCGAAAGTGCTTGAAGCAAAAATCAAGAAATATTTGGAAGGGATATTTAATTAAAAAGTTCAAAGCTGTTTATCTTTGGTGAGAAGTGAAAACAGCTTTGAACATTACACCCGTATGACACAAAAGCGGCGAAAAGCCTTTGTTTATCAGGTGTATTCATTGTATCTATATATCATTTCAAGCCGAAAAAGCGCATTGAAGGAAGCCCGTAAAACCGCTATTTTCAAGGAAGTTCAATATATAAATCTATGTGTGGCGGTGTGAAATTTTGCAAGGTATGACACACACAAGACACATATATGACACACCAAAAGGCAGAAAATAACCGGGGTAACGGGATAACCCGCCCCGGCTTTTCTATATCCTGTTAATGGCTTCTATCAGCTTTTGAAATTCAAAATGGGTATATACTACTTCCGTTACTGATCCCCCTCTATGCCCGACAATTTTCTTGATAATCTTATCATCCACCCCGGCAGCGGTCAGCATACTAACGCAAGTGTGGCGGCTATCGTGCGGGCGGTGTTCCATTCCGATTTGTGCAAGTACATTTTTCCAATAGTAATCGTAATAGTTGCGGTAATCAAAATGTTTTCCCTTTGCCGTGGTAACAAGGTATTCGCAACCGTCCTTTTTCATCCAGCGTTCAAAGAACGGAAAGACTTTATCGGCAATCGGTACTTTTCTAACTCCGGCTTCTGTTTTGGAAGCTATGACATCAAACCACTTTTCGGATAGGTTTACATTCTCTTTCTTCAAGTCCAGCAGTTCCCCCACCCGTACCCCGGAATAAATCAGCATGAGGACAACGGAAATATATTCGTTGCTGTCTGCTTTGCTCCAAAGAGTTTGTATTTCCTCTTTGGTGAAGGGCTTGCGCTCTATGGCGTTTGGGTTCTTGTCCTTGTATTGGCTTATGTCAATGAATTTTGCATAGTCCTTTGAACAAATATCATTTTGCAAGGCATATTTGAAAAGCTGGGTAAACAGTACCCGCAGTTTCTTCAAGGTGGGGTAATTCTTCCCGCTGCTGTCAATAACCCTTTGAAGGTGGCTTTTCCGTATATCCGCAAAGCGCATTTTGTAAAGGGGCGGGCATACCTGATTATATAAGCCCTGATAACATTTAGCGTTTGCTTCTGATGTTTTGGGGAAGTGTTCAGCCGCCCACTTCTGATAAACTTCTTCAAAGGTAATTTGCGTATTAAATGGCGTTTGGTGGTAGTTGGATAAGGCAATCAAGCCTTCTTCCCTTGTTTCGTAATATCCTATTGTTTTGAACTTCTGTTTTGTTGTTCCGGCTGCTTCGTCTGTTTCCCATCCAACAGTAACCCTAACACGATAGGGCTTGCGCCTGTTTCCGGGCAACTTTGAAACATTGCCGTAACCGTTCGGCAATCGCATTATATCACTCCTCTTGAATTTTGAACCAAAGAATGATATAATATAAATACCATTCAATGATTCTTTGATCGGTGTCGTTGTTTGGTTGCTTCGGAATCCCTGTCTATTGCAGTAGGCGGGGATTTCTCTTTTATATAAGCGTTTCAATGCCTGATAGGGTAAGTTATAGCCTTGTACCCATAACGCCGCATATAACGCTTATATGAGCGTGTAGCCGTTGCCCTTTGCAGAGGGCGGCGGCTTATTTCTTTTCTTGGGATTTTTGCCACAGCTTCAAGGCGATAATGTCTTTAGTATCTTTAAGCATTGCGGAAAATTCATCATCTTCAAGGATAAAACTTTTCCCGTCCTTGATAAGCTCTAAACAATGAGATTCAGCCGGAACAGCCCCGGCTTCTTCACACTCCTTTGATACTAAATCCATTTGCCCGCTTTTTTCAAATTCTTCAACGGGGATTTGTGAAGGGGAATATATATCCTTTACGATATAACCCAAAGAATTGAGATAGTCAACAAAACCTTCAAACTCCTTGCTTTCCTTTGCTATATCAGGGTATTTCTTATCCCAATATTCAACACCCATTAAATCAAAAGCGGTTATTCCCAAAGAAGAAGCAATTTGTTCCAGTACATCCAAAGGAATTGTAACAAGCCCTTTTTCATACTTGCGTATAGAACTTTCTGTTTTACCAATTTTTTCAGCAAGTTCTTGTTGCGTCATTTTCCCTTTTCTGTACTGCTTGATTTTTTTGCCTATCTCCTGATCGCTCAAATTCACGCACCCACCCCCTTTCTATTTTCAATTATACCATAACCGACAATTAAATTCAAGGTATTTTTAATTTTTTTCAAAAAACCTATTGACAACGACAATTAAATTGACTATAATATAAACATAGCCGACAATTAAATTGTCGTTATCGGAGGTGATAAAGTGAAAATCGACAAAATGAAGCTTGATTTGGCAATGGCGAATAAAGCGTATTCGGCGAAGGAACTTTCTAAAATATGCGGTGTGTCGCAAGTCACCATTGTTAGGATCACAAAAGGTACGCAGGAAGCAAGACCGGGAACAGTCGGCAAAATTGCAAAAGCCCTTGATGTTCCAGTAATTGACATTATCGAAAATACCGCTGCAACGGTCGGTAATGACAAGTAGGGATTCCGAAGCAGAATATAGCAGCCTTTTTATAAGGGCTTGCGTGTTTGGTGTCGTTCAACAAGTTTTCGCCGGGTTTTTAATGTGAAAATGGTGGTAGCGGTTCAGGGAAAACAACGCTTGAAAAATTCCCTTGTCGTTCAGCAAGTTTTCTGTTTTTAGTGCGAAAGCAGATAAGGGCGCACTTCCCCGACAAGCGAATGTGCGGCGGGAAGTATGAAAACCGCTTGATAAATTCATACCCAACACGCAACTTTTATAAAAGGGCTGCTATAACAAAAATCACGGATGAAGTGTTAAACGGATAAAAATATCAACCGGAAGGGGGTGAAAAAAAAACATGACTAAATGGAACGGAAACGGCAAGGCTTTCAAAACCTATGTAAACGGTGACGGGAAACACCCCGCCGCAGGTGTGAAGGTTAAAGGCAAGAATCATATTTTGACCTATGCGGAAGCTGCAAAAAATGATTGTTTCGGTGCAATTCTGAACAGTGGTATTATTGATATTAGCTTTGATGATGCCGAAATGGGCGCAAAGTTCCTTGATATGGCAAAGGCTAATAATTGGCGTTGCTTGGTGTTGGAAAACCCAAACAATGGGCATATTCACACCTTTTGGAAGAACGAACAAGGCAGAATTATAAAGCTATCCGCAGAAGATCAGAAGTTAGCTGTCGGCTTTATTGCTGATATTCACGGCGGGGCTACATACATTCCCCTTCGTGTGCATGGTGTTGACCGTTTCCCGCCGATATATGACATTTCAGACGGTGAAGAATATCAGGAAGTGCCGGAAGAATTACTTCCAGTAAACACAAAGATTGATTTGTGGGGAGTAGATCAAGGCGGGCGCAATAATGCACTGTCAGGAATGGCGGTATATTTGGCACATGATAAGCGTTTCACCAAAGAACAGGGAAAGCGAATTTTGACGAATACAAATGCCTTTGTATTTAGTGAAAAGCTGTCAGACGGGGAATTAAATGTTATTTTGCGTGATGAAACATTCAGCGGAATGGCTGAAACCCCAAAATTAAACACTTTGAACGGCGTTGAACTTTCTTTAATGGATATTAAACCCGTTGAATTTGTAATTGAAGGACTTGTTCCCGTGGGGCTTGTACTCTTGGCAAGCCCGCCGAAATACGGTAAATCGTGGCTATGCCTTGATATGGCGTTATCGGTGGCAATGGGGCGGGATTTTCTCGGCTTCAAAACCAACAAAAGCGGGGTTTTATATTTGGCGTTAGAAGATCGCTGGGATAGACTAATAGAACGATCCGGGAAATTGCTAAATGAAAAGAAGTTACCGCCTTTATTCAACTGTGGAATAGACAGTGCAACACTGGACAACAGCTTTATTGAATCACTTGACGGATTTTTACACGAACACCCGGAAACAAAGCTAATCATTATTGATACCTTTGTGAAAATCAGGGGTGAAGCAAAGCGCAACGAATCCGCCTATGGTGTGGATTCCCGTGAAGCCGGGGTTATCAAGAAATTTGCTGATACTCACGGTATAGCGGTAGTATTGGTGACACATACCCGCAAAGGCATTGATCCTGATGATCCGTTTGTCAATATAACAGGTACTTACGGTGTGGCGGGTGCTGCTGATGATATGATTGTTTTGACGAAACAGAAGCGGGGTGATGAAGTAACAAAAATGAGCGTAACCGGGCGTGATGTTTCTTATGAAGAATATCCGATTGTTCTAAAAGACGGTAAGTGGGTGCGCCAGTCCGATTCTTTTGATGATTTCATAGCAAGGACAGAAATTGAATTGAAACGGGCGGCGTATATGGTGGGAAACACCCGCAAAACTATTTTGAAGCTGCTGGAAGAAAATGGCGGCACATGGACGGGCTTTTGTGGTGGCATTATCACTAAAAGCAAGGAATACGGAACGCCTATAACCCTAACTTCTCAAAAACTCGGCAAGGAATTAGCGGAAATCAACGGCTTTTTGTTTGAAGATGGTATTCTGCATACTGAAATCAGCAAAGGCACAGCGGCAAACAAGCACAAATTTGAAAAAGCATGATGTACTATATACTCATAACCACTATTTCTTTTGTTTCTTTTGTTTCGGTTCATAGGGGCAGAAGGAACAAAAGAAACGGTATGAGTATAGAAGCACAGCAGGAGAAAGAAGGTGAAACTTCGTGAAAGATAACGCAATGAGTATAGTTCCGGCAACAGAACGCACTTTACGGAAGCTGTTAGGGCATGAAGTAGTAAATATTATTGATGGTTGCAAACAGTTCCCGGAAGCAAAGATTGTGTGCTTCAAAAATCCGTACAGATTGACAATGATTGATATGTTTATCATGGAAAACGGCGTTATATACATTGGTGATGTATACGGGGAAAATATGAAGCGTGAAGATATGTTCTATGTGAAAAACTGAAAGGAAGGTAAAGCTATGAGCAGAACAAAGCGGATTGAAAGAAAGGTTGCTTATTTGGGCAACTGCATTGAAGAAATGACAGGCAGGGAAAAAGTTGATTTTGCGCTGGATTTGGCAAAGAAAATTGCCGTTGCACCTGATAAGGCAGCGTTGGAAGATGTGCTTGATGATTATATCCATGAAGCCCGTTGTGTAACCATTACATACAGTAACCGGGATTTAGTAAAGCCGCAGGGGGTTGAATATGTGATGCTCGTTCCCGGCAGACAGGGCAAGCCAACGGCAGAGGTGAAGCAGGGCAATCAATTCTTCTACTTCCCATTGACAACAGGTTTTGAAGTCCATAATTGCAATGAGTTCTTGCGTTCTTTGGGTTTAGATGTGAATGTCCGCTTTGAAACTTACTTACAGTATGGGAAAATGCTTTACATGATTACCGAGCTTCTGAAAAAAAGAAAAGCCCCTTGCCCGATCCGGTAAGGGAACAAGGCAAAGGGCAAGCCATACGGTATAGTATGACCCGAACACTTATATTATATCGTGTGGCGGCTCTTTTGTCAAATATGGCGGTTATATGAAGCGTGGAATAGGTATCTTATTGCGAGATTTACGGTGAAGATGAAAAGTTTTCGGACACCGTTACACGCATGAAAAATTTTTTGAACTTAACTTTTCAAAGGCGGTGATTGATTGAAAATAAGAGTTGCATATACAGAGGGCGAAAAGGACAAGAAGAAGCTGCTTGAAGAAGCTGCAAAACGCCTGTTTCCTGATACCAAAGTGAAAGAAATAGGGCTGAAAGACGGCTTTTTACATACGGTTTTGACAGTACCAAAGCCCAAAAGCACCACAAAATAAGCGGCTATCTTGACAGATACCCCCTATATGTGGTATAATAATATAAATTAAATACGGCATGAGTACCGCATACCCCCGGTTGTGGGGCGTGTTAGTCTTGATTTCAAGGCATGGGAAGCAATCAGACGGAAACCGTCTTTTTGCTGCTCATGCCTTATTTATTTGCAATTAGCCCACTTCGGGCGTTAATAGAAGGGAGATTTTCAAACTATGGAAGATAACAACAATATCAACCAGAACGCAAACCCGGCAGCCGATCAGGGAACAGGGGAAAAGACCTTTACACAGGAAGATGTAAACCGCATTGTTGGCGAACGCCTTGCAAAAGAGAAGGCAAAGAACAGCGGTGAAGCCGATCTTGCGAAAAGGGAACAGGAACTTGCACAGCGTGAACTTCACATGACCGCAAAGGAACTGTTATCAGAAAAGGGCTTGCCCGTGCAGCTTTTTGATGCTCTCAACTGCACGGATGAAGAAACCATGAAAAAGAGCATTGCAACCATTGAAAAAGCATTTAACGAATATAAGGCGAACCTTCCAAAGCCTGTTTTCAAAGGCTTCCAGCCGGGGGCAAGTGAAACAATGCCAAAAGCAGAAGCGGCGGGGGATTTAGAAATAAGAAAGGCTATGGGGCTTCGCACTTAACGGAAAGGAAGCGTAAAACATGGCTATCAATTTAGCAACAAAATTTTTACCGTATGTTGATGAAAAATTCAGCACGGAAAGCAAAAAAAGCCTTTTAACCAATCAAGATTTTGACTGGATAGGGGCGCACACTGTAAAGGTGTATAAAATCAGCACTTCGGCAATGAACGATTACAGCAGGAACACGCCGGAAGGAATGACGGGTTCACGCTATGGCGTGGTGAAAGACCTTGACGCAACCACCGAGGAAATGACCTTGAAAAAGGATCGTTCTTTCACCTTTGCCATCGACAAGCTGGACACGGACGAAACAGCGCAGAATTTGCAGGCGGCTTCTGCTTTGGAAAGGCAGCTTCGGGAAGTGGTGATCCCGGAAGTGGATTCCTACACATACGGCGTAATGTGTACCAATGCCGGACAGAAACCCACCGCAAAGGCACTTACCAAAGAGAATATCTATCTTGAAATCCTTGCGGGCAACAATGCCCTTGACAATGAGGAAGTGCCGGAAACGGGGCGTATTATCGTTGTTACGCCTGATGTGTATGTGCTGATGAAGCAGTGCAAGGATATTACAATGGAAACCGATATTGGCAATGATTTAAGGCTGAAAGGCGTTATTTCCAACCTTGACGGGGCTATGGTTATCAAAGTACCGAAAAACCGCTTGCCGGAAAACTTCGGCTTCTTGATCGCCCATCCGTGCGCCACGGTTGCGCCTACTAAACTGGAAGATTACAAAATCCATGAAGACCCGCCCGGAATTAGCGGTTCGTTGGTGGAAGGGCGTATTGCCTATGATGCTTTTGTTTTGGATAACAAGGTAAATGCGTTGTATTATCAGGCACAGACAGCAGCCAGCAAGTAAAAATTCATTTCGTGCGCCGGGTTATATCTTTTGATTACCCGGCGCATTTTTTGAAAGGTGATACAGATGAAAGCATTAGACAGGCTTATTATTAAGGCAAAGAAGAAATGCGGCGTTGACCGTCTGGAAGTCGGCTTTATTTCCCCATCTGAAACAGAGCCGGGAAAGTGGGTTGCAATGGGGCAGATATGGAACGGCATACCGGGAAGCGGCGTAACAAGTGCAAGCTGCTTGTGCGATTCCATAGAAGAAGCGGAAAAGGCGTTGCAGGAATTGGGCGAAAAATACCCCAATAACAAAGATGTTGTGATCTTCATTGAGGATATAACGGAATAGGCGGTTTATATGGGTAAACTTGAAAAGTTAATTTCAATAGCAAGGCAAAAATCAAGCAGCAGACAGAAAACAGAAATTCGGGATATATACGGTAAAATGACTATGGAGCAGCTTGAAGAACTTGCGGACGGAAACCCAACAGAAGAACGGATAAAAGAAATATTTGCTTCTGTTGGTGGGCTTCATATTTTAGAAAGTGGGTGATTATATGGCAAGGCGCAACTTAAAACTTGATACCCCGGACAATATCAGAAAAGCCCTTGCTAAAGTGGCAAATATGGTTTACAAGGGCGAACTTGATACAAAGATTGCAAACAGCTTTATTCTTGCCTGTAATGCCATTTTAAGCGGCATACGCACGGATGAACAGGAAAAGAAGATTGCTGAATTGGAACGGATCATAAACGAATAGAGGGGGCAGCTATGACCGCAAGGGAATATTTATCAGAAGTTCAAAGGCTTCAAACTGTCATTGAACAGAAACAGGAACGAATAAAGGAAATCCGGGAAAGCGTTTCCACCGTCCGGGCGGTGCGTTTTGATTTGGAGAAGGTGCAGGGCGGCGGGCATACGGACAAGATCGGGGAAGCTGTTGTTAAAATTGTTGATTTGGAAAAAGAGGTTGAAAACGATATAGTAAACCTTGTCTATCGTCAACATGATATTACTAACCAAATTCACAAAGTGGACAATCTAAACTATATGAAGATACTTTACAAGCGGTATATTGAGGGTAAAGACTTCCAAACAATAGCAAATGAAATTCCCCTAACTTATGAGTATGCCCTTAATCTGCATGGAAAAGCCCTGAAAGCGTTTGAAGCGGCAAATAAAGAGATTTTACAGAAAGAAGGTATATCAGCATGAATAAAGCAATTCAGGCGGCGCAGAAAGCCGCAAGGAAAGCAATAGAAGGTACATATACGGGGCTTTTGAAGGTAACGGAATATCAATCAGTAAAAGACCCCGTAACCCACATTACACGCACTGAAAAGGTTGTTGTTTTGGATAATCAGCCTTGCAAGCTGTCTTTTGAAACTATTACGGCAGCAATCCAAACAGGAACAGCCGCCACTATTTCACAGGGGGTTAAGCTGTTTGTTTCCTCTGATATAACAATCAAGCCCGGTTCAATGCTTACCGTGACACAAAACGGGGTTACAACAGAATATACTTCAAGCGGCGTTCCCGCCGTATATCCTACACATCAAGAAATCATGCTTGAATTATCAGGCAAGGCTTGAAAGGGGGCTTCATCATGGGAAAAATGGGAAAATTCAGCGTAAAGGGAATGAAAGAATTACAAAAAGACCTTGAGAAGCTGCAAACCAAAGGCAATCAGCAATTCATTGAAGAATGTGCAAAAGAACTTGCCGCCCGCCTACTGGCAAAGCTTATAAAAAATACCCTTCCGGGGCAATACCCCGCAAGTTCAGGTAAAAAAGGCGGTACACTTCGCCGGGGTTGGACAGCGCAGCGATCAAAGGGCTTTGATGTAA